AGTAGTAATTCCTGTACCTGCAGTTGTTGCAATAGTGTTTCCAGTTAGAGTTGATCTTCCTGTTACACTTAATGTACCACCAGCTGAAACGTTTCCGCTTGAGTCAATAGTTGTGTTTTCTGTAATAGCTCCAGTCGCTGCAGTTTTCGTGATTTGTGCGAAACCATTTTCTGAACGAACTTTGCCATTAAATGTTGTATTTGCCATGTTTATAATCCTCCTAGATTATGTGAATGTAGTCTCTAGGTCGTCGACTATACTCGTCTACATTCTTTTTTAAATTGTATAGTAATTTTTTATAGCGTTTTTTTGAATAGAGCGCAAGAGATTATGTGATTCGGAGACGTTTTCCGTATATAGCTTTTTTGACTAAGTAGCTACTGAAACTTGTGCCTGTGAGTCTTCGATCTTATTAACTCTGTGAGCAACTTTGGCTTCTTCTAACTTAATCTCAGTAACGATTTCTCTGATCTTATCGTCAATTTTAACCATGTTAAGAGTATATCTACCTGATTCGTTATACTCTTGCTCCCAGCTTAACTCCAAGGACTTCTTTTGTTTGTATAGGTCTTGTGTCATATACAATCTCCTCATAGGTTATCCATTTTCTCTGAAGATGAATCACTAAATCCATCATATTCCCACTTTACATCTTTTTGTCCTAGTTTGTCAAGTATTGCTTTCTCAATAGCTATAGCTTTATCCTCTGCTAATATTTGAAAATCAGCAGCATAATCATAAGCTTTAATTTGTATTCTGAATTTTTTTTCCATGATATTTCTTTTTTGCAATAAAAAAGGGGCCGTTTTAAGGCGGCCCCTTTGTTTTAGTTGCTATTACGCACCTGGTGATCCGAAGACACCACGCCAGTCAGACCAGCCGAAGCTGTATCTTTCTCTAGCTTTGTATCTAACGTTACCAGTTTCAAAATCGCCTTCCATAGCGGTTTTGATTGGTGCTCTAACAAAGTGTTTTAGTCCATTAGGAACATCTGTTTTAATGAACCATGCGTCTGTATCTGTTAAATAGTGATTAACCACATAACCTTGTGGAATCACATTCATAGATACAACAGCACTGATATCATTATCAGCTGTTCCAGTTCTACCGACAGATTTTAATAATCTTTCAGCAGTAAATTGAAGCGCCGCAGGAACAATCATTTTTCTTCCTTGAGCTGCAATTTTTAAACCTCTTTCATCAGTTAGCGCAGCAATGTCAATCATTGCTTGCTCTAATGAAGTTTCGTTTAAGTCTGCTGCAGTTGATAGTTCATTTTGTTCTGTACCAGACACAATTACGTGTGCTGTTGAACAAAGTTCTAAACCATCTCCGCCAGTGTATGAACTGTTAAACGCTCTATTGAGAACGTTCGCTGCTTTAACTTGTTTAGCATTAGCCATTGAACGTGCTAGTGCTTTTGTATAACGAGACGCAAGTCTGTCATACAAGTTATCTTCCATTGCTTCTTCAGTTAAAGCAAATGCAAGAGCTACTGTTTCGTTAGTATATCTTGCAGTGAATGTTTCCTGAGCATTGTCGTAAGCAACTGCTGAACCTTCCGGTTTAACATATGCGTTAGCAAAGCCAGATAACATTACTTCTTCTTCAAAAGCTCTGTCAGATGACTCAGTTACATAAAGTTCTTTATGCTCCTGATCGTATCGTTTGTACTCCAAGCCAAATAAAGCATTAAGGCCTGGTTCTAGTTCTTTAACTAGTTGTTGTCGTGATATAGCCATAATTACTCCTTATCCAGCTCCTACAGCGCCTGCACCGTTACCAAATATGTGCTGATTAACTAAAACACGCCAATTTACATTAGCGGCTGTTAAATCACTATTTTTTGGATCACGGGAGACACCAATTATTAAAAGTTGAGCAGCGGCATCACTAGAAGCAGCAATTGTGCTGTCATCTAGTTCAGCTGAACTCACCCCGTTTAAAGTACTACCTGATGCTATAGTTCCCGATACCCAGTCGGCATTAGAAAATACATCGGCTTGTGCTGACGCACCTGCGTTGTCTGATTGAACTTCAAACATTTGACTAGGACTGTCATAAACAAAAGCTTCTATATTTGCGCTAGAAGGCGGTGTTATGCTTCCAGGATAGTAGTTTTTAAACGTAGGTTTCAATGTAGTTGGGTCGTTGTAGAAACATCCCCAGAATGCGCCCATATTAGGTACAGCACCGGCAGTTGAGGCATCGACATAGCCTGCAGCTGCGATAACTGGTGAACCTTGAAAGATTGTGCTAGCATCGCCAGCGACAATCGTATGGGAACTCATTCCTGTGGAGTCGTCTCCTTGACCAACTGACTTTAACGGTCTTAGACCGAAAGCGGCATCTTGATTTGCCATAGTTGTTTCCTCCGTTGTCTATAAAATATAGACGGTTAATTAAATTCGTTGATTGCAGAAATTGTTAATAAACTATTTCTTACCACCACCGAAGGTTTGCGTCGAGTGTCTATCAACAGTGATAGGCATACTCGGGTGCTGATCCCTCAGTAGATCTGTTTTGACAGCATCGTCTTGGTCTTTAGCTTTTTGAGCATAAAATTTTTGACGTGCTTCGGCGATCTCGTTGGGCACTCTGGCCAGCAACAGCCCACCAACTCCAATGACGCCTGTATGTTTACCAGTTTCAACCACCGGGTAACCTTGATCTTTGTATTCACTAGCCATAACTAGTACATACCCAGATCTTAGCCGACCTGAAATATTTTTTTGGTCATCAAAACCAAGACTTTCAGATCTTATCCAACGGTGCCTGAATCCATCTGGTGCAGGCGGAGCATCTAAAGATGACGGCGGTGTCCATACAACTTCCCGAGCTTCTTTAGCTCTAGTTTCGGACGCGCGAGGGGCTTTTTTCACTTTATCAGTTTCCATATGCTTAGGTCTCCTTCACGTTATTTAATTGTTTCGCATACTCTTCCAGTGGCACATTCAATTTATTAGCAATTGCTACTTGTGAGGATGTGAGTTTCACAGTTCTGCGTCCATCTTTGTAACCTGTTCGCGTAGCCGAAGCTACAGTTTGTTTAGGTCTGGACGTTTGTCCTGTAGTATTACCAAATTTGTTGGGGAATTCAAGCTTTATTCTTCGATCCAATTCTCCATAGTAATCTGTAGATTGTGGATCGTAGCCTTCATCATCAACTAACTTCTTATGGAGATCAAAAGCGGTGTAGGTCATGGCATTATCTTTACCAAACCATGTATTCTTTTGTGCCCATTCGGTTGCTCTTACATCCGGTGTAGGTTGAAGTGGAGCTTGAGGTATTGTCCCTTCACTTAAGGTTTTACGTTGTTCTTCTTCTTGCTTTTGAGTTACTTTCATTTCAGCAAGTCTTGCTTCTTCATAACCCAATTTAGCAATTTCTTTTTGTGCAACTACTTCAGCGCTAATATCACCCGCTTCTCGAGCAGATTTAAGTTTGCTTTCAGCGGCAGTTACACTGGAAGTAATTCGATCTTCCATCTCTTTGACATAACCCGTATCTAATTTAGAGAGTCTGTCTTTAAGAGATCTCTGTTCTCCTTGCACAGATTTAGCGTAGGTGAGTGCAGCTTCTCTTTGACGTTCTGCTTCACGCATACGTTTGGTTAGTTTAGCAATACGTACTTTTACGCCTTTGCTATAGTCTTCTAGTTCTTGTTTCTGGTCTTCTGTTTCAGGTTTGCTTTCCTGAACATCAGGCTGCTCATCCAATTTCGCAGGTGCGTCATCGGGCTTAGCAGGCTCTTCAATAGGTTTTTCATCTTTTACCTCCTCTTTTTTTATTTCTACTACTGCTTTGTCTTTTTCTTCTGGCAATGTGACTTCAACATCCGGTCCACTGGTGTCAATATCAATTGTTTTTTCTTCTTTGACTTCTTGAGCCTTTTTTTCTTCGTCAGGCATAGTTTCCTCCTATGTTAATATTCATGCAAGATATCCTCTGGATTCTTGATGGTTGCCAAGATTTCATCATCATTTAACAACCAAAAATCCTGACC